ATGATTACCTTTAAATTGATGGTACGAAAAGAAAAGATGAAAGCCGACAAGACATGGGCGGTATTCGTGCAGATGGTATACAAGCGCAAAAGAAAGTTCCTGCCTACTTCCATGACCGCATCAAAGAAAGACCTGACGCCATCGTTCAAAATCAAGAACGCACAGATATTAGACCATGGGGAAGAGCTGATAAGGACATACCGGCAACGGGCGACCGCCCTTAACCTGGAGTTTAACGACTGGAACATCGATGAGCTTGCAAAGCAGCTCACGAAAAAGTATGATAACAACATGACGTTCACGGCTTACGCCGACAAATGGATTTCGGAAACGAAGATAAAGGGCTGCAAGAACTACCAGACGGCGGTAAACGCGCTGAAGGCGTTCCTCAAGAAGGACGACGTGCTGTTTTCCGACATCACGGCAAACAGCATGAAAGCATTTGAGGATTCACTTGCAGGGAAAATGCGCGCGCGGTCGCTGTACACCAACTGCATCGCCAAGATGTTCAACGACGCGCGCGATTATTACAACGATGAGGACAACGGCGTGATTGTAATCAAGCACTCTTTGAAAAAGTACACCCCGCCAAGGCAAAACGTGGCTGAAAAGCGAGCGCTGACTGTCGACGAAATAACAAGCATAATGATGCTGCCATACCTAAACAGCGCTACACGCAAAGGCGACGTGTGCCGCCGTGACATGGCAAAGGACTGTTTCGTGCTTTCGTTCTTCCTCATGGGCATGAACTCGGTGGACTTGTTCAACGCCACTGATTACGACGGGGAATACATCACGTACGAAAGGACAAAGACGAAAGACCGGAGGGCCGACAATGCCGAAATATCCGTGCGCGTGCATCCATGCATAAAGGCACTCGTGGAAAAATACAGGGGCGGAAGGATGCGCGTGTTCAACTTCCACAAGAGATATTCGTCTGCGAGCGACTTCAACAGGGCGGTAAATATCGGGCTCAAGGAAATAGGCGCGGAGCTTGGCATAGAAGGCTTGCAGTTTTACGCCGCACGCCACTCCATGGCGACAATCGCCGTAAACAACGTGGGGATTAGCAAGTACGTAGTCAACGACATGCTCAACCACGTAGAGCCGTCAATGAAAATCACAGACCTCTACATAAAAAAGGACTTCACCGCCATAAACGAGGCCAACTTCAAGCTGATAGAATACGTATTGAGCACTGTGGGATAAGCCGGAACCGCACCGGCCCTCGCGGGTTGGTGCGGTTCCGGCCATGAAAAAAGGAATCAGGCTTTCCGCCTCAGGTAAATGAAAATCGCCCACAGGATGGCCGCGATGCAGCACAGGCGGCCGATATATGCAAAGCAGTTGTCATACCACCGCAGCCGCTTTCCGGCATGTACGGGCCGATGCACAACGACGCTGTCGGAGCGTACCACCACCAGTGTGTCGGTGCGCAGGCGGTAGCGAAAAACGGTGTCGGCCCGTGCCGACAGCCTGTATCGGGTTCGCTCAACATACTTGGTGACGGTGTCGCCCTTCTGCACTATGCTGATGCTGTCGCGGAAATATACGCTGTCGCGCAGCGTTGCCGTTCTCATCGTGCTGTCATGACGGTGCGCGGCGGTGTGTGTAACATCATGCCGCGCCCGGTAGGCCTCATTCCTTGTAGTGGCGCACCCCGCCATCAGCAGGGCGCACGCCATCAATGCCAACAGTCTCATAGGCTACAGCTCCGTTTGTACGTTGAAGCAGGGGCACGCCTTGCTTGAATACTCGTTGTGCCCGTGAACGCTTGCCCCCGGGTGCTCACGCCTCAGCCGCTCCACCAAAGCGCGCAGAGCGGCCCTCTGCGCCTCCGTGCGGGTGTCCTTGGGCGTCTTCCCGTCGGCGGTCATGCCGCCCACGTAGCAAACGCCTATGCTGCCAGCGTTGTGCCCCTTGCAGTGGGCGCCGCTCTTGGCCACGTCGCGCCCCTTGTGTACGCTGCCGTCACGGCAGACCACGTAGTGGTAGCCTATGCCGTCAAAGCCGCGCGCCCTGTGCCACCTGTCAATGTCTGCCACGCTGAAGTCCTTGCCCTCGGGCGTGGCCGTGCAATGCACTATTATCTCGTTTATCTTACGCATAAGTTAAAGATTAAGAATTAAGAGTCAAGAACCATGGATTGCTAATAGCCGTTTTGCGGGTCTCTGTGAGCGCAGTTCCTCACCACGCACCTGTATCGGTGCAGCTCCAGCTCCAGTTGCGCCTTCTGGCGGGTCGCCTCGAGCACGTCGGCATTGAGCCTCCTCACCACCTCGTTCTGCTCCGCAAACCGCTGCTCCTTCTCCTTCAGTTGCGTCTGCAAGAACAGCATGGCGTCACGCAGCACGCCAAACTCAACGTTGTCGGCCTCGGCCTCTTCCTTGCGCCGGTTGGTCTTGCGGTTTAGCATGTACCTCACCGCCTCCCATCCGCCCACCGCCGTTATCGCCGAGGCGGCCATCTCCATTATCGTAGTCAGTTCCATGCAATTACATTTAAGTTGTTGCTATTGCCGATATCTTCGACATGTCCACCTTGTACCACTTGCCTGGCGAAGTGTTGTAGGCCACCTCGCGGTAGTAAACGGTGCCCATCACATACTTGTTGGCGGCCCTGACAACCTGCAGAACCGTGGCCGTGGCTACAGAAGGAGGGCCGAGCCTCACTACGGCCATGCCGAAATGGGTGCCCGACAAGCCCGCCGGGGCGTTTGCCACGTCGGCCCGACGCCCGTAGTAATGGCCGGGCGTGACCATGGTGTTGAGGTCGGCCCCAGCCGGGAGCTCCAGCGACAGCAGCGCGGCGTTGACGCGCTGCTTGTCTTCCGCCGACATCAGGCCGGCCGCCGACGTGGTGGCCGTGGCTTTCGTGGCGAACATGCCCACGGCCTTCTTCCAAAGGTGCCTCACACCTTCCCTGTCCAAATACTTTCCCATGCCAAGAATTGAAAGCTAAGAGTTGAACGTTGAAGCTTGAAACTCAAGATTTGGTGGCCTCATCAATGTCGGCCGTGGTCATGGCCTCGTCCCTCGTGTAGAAATTGCGGGTGAGGAACTGGTGCTCGTCATACCACGGGCTCCAGTTGTTTTGGGGGAACAGTGAGCCTCCACCTACATTTATGCCCCAGACCCGGAACATTGAGAAGTAACCCGGTGCGTCTTGCATCGGCGAGGCACTAGGCAATGGCCTCAGCCCCGGAAAGATTCTGTAAGTCAGCAAATCTTCAGCGACATCACTCGTTGCGGGTATATCACCTAAGAGCCTTTGTGTAAAATATCTGCCCCCAAACGATACCCACATTTCAAGAGTTCCGATTATTTTGCCATTATTCCTTACCCTGTACACGGCACTCTTAGTCCCATCTATCACTTGCGGAAAGCTTAGTGCGTCCATGTTGTTGACGTCTATAAGCTCTATTGCGGGCACGGTGTCCGACTTCATGATGCCGTCCAGCTTGGCCTTGTCCTCCTTGCTCATCAGTCCGTTTGCCGCCGCCGTTGCCAGGCCGTAGCGAGTGTCTGTGGCGGGGATGCCCAGCTTGGTTATGTCTTCCTTGGTAACCAGCGCGGCCGATATCACGTGGCCCTCGGCGTTGGTAGCAAACTTCCACAGGTTGGTGCCAAACCCATTGCCCTTGGCCATGGCGTGGGCGTAGGCCGCCTTGCCCTTGTCGCCGGGATATGCCGTCGAGCTGGTCTCGCCCAGCGCCAGGCTCGCGCTAATCTCGGTCAGGCCGCTACCGCTCCAACGGTATGTCTTGTTGCTAAGCACGTCGACATATATCTTTCCCGCCTCGGCCTTGCGCCCGTAATGATTGCCATTTAAAACGACCCACTCGTCGCTGTATTGCTCGGAGTCAGGGTAACCATCCAGGTTCCCCCAGTCTGTGTGGTAGGTCACCTTGCCGGCCTGTGTGGCCTTGGCAACGAAACTCCCCGTCGTCTTGTTGAACACCACCACGGCACCTGCGTTCAAGGTGAAGTTCGCCTCCACGGTCACGCCGCTCACCGTACCGGCAAACTCCAGCATGTCGTCCACAAAGCCCGGCAGTTGCGCCGCGGGCACCTTGCCTGAGCTGTCGAGCGAGGCCACGCCGCCGGGCAACCCCTTTTTAAGCCCGCCTATGGCCGACTGCACAAAGGCGGTGGTGGCTATCTGCGTGGTGTTGGTGCCGGCCGTGGCCGTCGGGGCCTTGGGCGTGCCGGTGAGCGTGGGGCTGGCCGTCGGGGCCTTGGCGTCGAGGGCCGCCTGGAGGCCGTCTACGTTGCCTATCACGTGGTTGTGGCTGTCGTCGTTAACGCTAACCACACCGCCCGTTATCGTCACGTCGCCGCCGCTCTTCACGCCGCCGAGCGTCGAGCCGTTAGCGGCCGGCAGTGTGTACCTTGCCGCGTTGATGGCGTCACGTTTGGCATTGTCTACCAATGCCTTGATTTTTCCCCAAAGGTGCTTTACACCTTCCTTGTCCAGATACTTTCCCATAACAAATAAATTAAAAGTAAAAAATTAATAGTCAAGAGTCAAACGTTAATACTTAATACTTAAAACTTAAAACCTAATATTTGGTGGCCTCGTCTATCTCGGCGATGGTCAGGGCGCCGTCTTCGCCGGGGCCAAGCCGTGCCACAGGCGCGCCAACCAACCGCTCATCCTTTACGAACGGGAGCGTGGTGCCTGCGTCGGGCTCTGCCTGCGGAAGCCGCGCAATGTCTACCATACCGTCGGTAAGGGCTTTTATACGGCCCTCAACGTATACGCGAATCTCATCGTCAGTCATAAGCATTCCCCCATTGCCGTTTTATTTTTCATTTCTGATTTCTAATTTTTCATGCCTCCAGCCCGCACGTCACCAGGCCCACGCCACGGCCCTCTCCCTTGTAACAGAGCCTCACGTCGAGCGTGTCGCCGTTGCCGAACGGAACGGCGGGGGCCGCCCCCCGGGAGCCCCCCACGGTGGATGCCCCCGAGAATGTCACCACGCCCGACGCCCCCGAGGCTATCGCCACGGCCTCCTTTTGGGCTAAGGCCACCCACGCCGACTGCTCCGTGCGCGACTTCTGGATGTAGCAGCCCAGATGGCCGCCGGGGGCGAACGTCACCTGCGCCAGCTGCCTGTTGGTGACGCGCACCCCAACCTCATAGCGTATGTCGTAGCCGCCATCCATGCGGTTGGCAAAGTATGCCCTGCCGCCCGCCACGGCCATGGCAACGTCGGGCGTGGAGTTCACGTAGCCGTTGCCGTCGAGCCGCCAAACCACCTCGCCACGGGCGTTGGTGCCCACAAGGTAGGGCTTGCCCTCGCCGTCGATGCCCATGGCCACGCTCGCAGCCCCGCCAGCCTTGCCGCCCGCCTTCAGGCTTCCCGCCACAAGGTTGCCGTCGGCGTCGACGGCCGCCGTGGCCTCGCCCCTGTTGTTCATCACCATGAAGCTGTCGGCCGTCACGGTCACCTTACGGTTGGCTATGTCGATGCCGGTGGCTTGCAGCCCTTTGGCCATGCCGCCAACGAGCATGGCTATGCCGTCGGCTGTCTGCGTGAGCCTCGTGCCCACCATCACGGCCACGTCGGGCACCACCTGTATGTCGGTCACGCGGCACTCGCCCCGCTCCAATGCCACCACGAGCTCGCCCGGGGCACGGCGCAAGGCCACCCCGCCCGTGCCGCCAATGGCTACCGTGCGCCACCCGCCGGCCTCGACATCCACGGCCTCGACATCCACGCCCGAGCCTTCCAACCCTACGCGCAGGCGGCAGCCGCCATCTGTGGCCACGCGCATGGACACGCGCGCCCTCAGCGGCACGCCGTCCTTGCCAATGCCCAGCGAGCCCCAGTCGCAAGCCATGTCGGCGGCCGACTGGTGCAGGGCCGTGGCCGCACCGGCGGGCGCGAGCCTCGCACAGGGCACGCCCTGCCACCAAGCGGCCACGACGCCGCCCTCGACGCTCCACCGCTCCAGCCCGTCGGCAAACGTGCCGTTGGCCACCACGCTGCCCGCGGGCTGACGCCGCCACACCTCCTGCCTCACCTGCTCGGCGCTCTGGGCCACCGCCGACATGCCCGCCACGGTGTGCTGCCTCCCGTAGGCGTCGGAATATGCAAACTCGCGCTGCGCCACCTGACGCTTCACGTCGTTCTCTATCGTCTCGCGGAACGTGCCCAGGCGGTTTATGGCATAGTCGGCCCGGCACTCCACCACCCCGCCCCCGGGCAGTGCCACGCCCGCCACCACGGCAATGGTGCCGCCGTCGCCCGTCGCGCCGGTCACCTCCACTGTGTCGACGCCGTCTACTGACGCCGTGCACCCCATGCCCCGCGCCGACACCACGCGGCACTCGCCCGTGATGTCATCGCCGGTGCCGCGCACCACGTTGAGCGCCAGGACGCTCTCCGACAGCTCGAACACGCCCGGGGCGGTCTCCGTGGCCACGAGGCTCACCGGCGAGAGCCATGCCCTCACGGCGTTGTCGGCCCCGTCGCGGCCGGGCGTGCCGTCCTTGCCCGGGGCCACCTGCTGCTCCCACCCGCCGCCGTGGCCGGGCTCACTCTCGGTGCCGCCCGGGGCCACGCACAGCCACAGGCCGCCCGCGTGGCCCACCTGGTCGTAGTAGGAGTAATGGATGCCCGCCTGCCACGCGCCACGGTGGCACGGCACGCGCACCGACCCGCCGTCGGTCTCTATCTCGAAGCGGCGCGCACGGAACATGTTGCCCGAGCGAGGCGACATCGACGTCATGCAGCGGCCCGTCAGGCTGTAGGGCCCGGGGCCGTCTGAGCGGCCCACGCCGGCATACTCCTCTATCGAGGGGGCGCGCTCGCCCACGGCCGAAAGCAGTATCAGGTGCTGCCGCCCGGGGTCGGTCTGGCTGCCCTGCTGCACTATCTCGTCGCCCGCCATGGGCGCGTCGTTGGCGTCGGCGTGCCATTTCATGCCGTCGGCGTCGCCACCGTCGAAGGTGGTGTCGTAGCCCACGCAATCCACCGCCCCGCCGTCGGCGCCTGCCAGCGTCACCGCCCTCTCGTTGGACAGCTCCACCCAGTCGTATTCGCGCCCGTCGTCAAGCGTCTCCGTGCCCACGGCCGTCACCAGCCGCCAGTAGTAGCGGTTGCCCGCGTTGCCCGTGCGCGGCGCGCGCCAGCCCAGCGGCGTGCCGTCGCCGTCGGCCGACACGGGGCGGTCGCCGAGTGCCAGCAGGCGCGCCCGGGCCGCCTCGGGCCCGTCGATGTTCATCGTCTGGCACTTGGCCTGGTCGCCCACGCGCCACCAGTTGCGCGTGCGCATGGTGCCGTCGTCCTTGGCAAAGTAGCACCGCCAGGCATAGGGCCCGGCCCCCTCGCCGTGGCGCAGAGGCCTGACGCGGCATATTCGCGAGGCCGCCGCGCTGAGCACCATGCAACCGCCGCTGTACGACAGGCGGCGCACCTCCAGCTCGTCGAACATCGCCTTTACGCGCACCATCAGCTCGTCTACCTCCAGGCGGTAGCGGCCGCCCTCGGTCTTGTGCAGCCCGAAGCCCCTTGACCCCGCCTCATAGCCGGGGCTTTCAATCATGGTGGCCACGAGCCCACGGGCAAAGGTGGCCAGCCGCTCAAAGGCCACGTCCGACGTCATGCGCCGTATGGCCGCACGGGCAATGTCGGCAGCCTCGGCCGTCACGCCGCCCAGCGTGGCGTTGCCGTCGGCGTCGATGCCGCGCGTGCCGTCGCCCAGCAGCAGCCCCTTAAGGAAGGTTATCACGCCCTCGGCCGCGTCGTCGGCCTTGCTGCTGAGGAACTCGTCGCGCACGCCGTCGGTCACGGCGTCGGCCACGGCCGCCCACCGCGCCGTCTGTGCGTCGCCAGCCTTGTCGGCGTAGGCAGCGCTGTCTGCCCGGCCGGCCTTTCCTGCGCGGTCGGCGTGCGCGGCGTGCAGTGCCTCGTCGGCTGTTCGCACCGCCCTGCCCGCCTGTGCCGCCCCCGTGGGCGCAGCGCCGTTGGCCGCCCCCTTGGGCTTGATTATGGTCTTTACGTCTATCATTGGCTCATCGATTTCAGTTTCAGCCCGGCCGTGGCGCCCATCAGGTCGCGGTCTATGCCGAGCACATACATTTCGCTGCCTATGGCCGGGTGCACGTAGCGGTCGAACATCGAGGCCGTGCAGCCAGCGTCGTCCACCTCCTGCTCCAGCAGCAGGCGCGGCTCGCTGTTCTCCTCGTGGCAAGCGTCTACATACAGCTGCTCGGGCTTGCCCTCGCGCCCGGTGGCCACGTCGCGCAAGGTGGTGGCCCCCACGCCCGTGGCCGTGTCAACAGCCACCGAGAGCAGCGCGCCGTTGGCCACGCCCATCTCCTCGCACTCGCGGGCCGTCAGGGCCGAGTGTATGCGCAGCTCCACGTCGTCCTTGCGGTTTGCAAACCCGCCCCGCGCCCCGCTCATGTACACTATGTCGCCGTCGGCGGTGGTGCCGCCGCGGGCGTCGCTCTCAACCCTTATCTCCAAGTCCTTAACCACAATGGCCGAAGTGTGGGCCAGCAGGCAAACGCTGCTCTCGGCCCACTCGGTGTGGTGCCAGAAGTCGGGCTCGCGGCTCACGCGCGTGTCCTTCCACATAGTGTTCACAGGGCCGAGTATGGTGAAGCGCACCGAGCCGTTGAGCCCGTCGGAGCGCCTCATGGGGATGCACGTGCCGCGCGCGTCGATGCCCAGGCTGAAGTTGTTGTCCTGCACGCTGAACTCCGACCCTATCAGCCTGTCGCCTATCTTCGGGTCGATGCCTATGGTGAACGACTGGCGGTAATACTCCTCGTCGCTGCCGCACGCCTCGCGCGGACGGTAGTCGCGCCACTCGAAGTCGCCCGGCTGCCCTGTGCCGCCTTTCTCCACCAGGCACTTTCCGCCGATGGTGAGCATGCAGCACAGCACGCCCACCTTCGATATGTTGTCCTTGCTCTGACCTATGGAGCTGTAGCGGAACTCGTAGAGCTTGCCGCAAGCCTCGTCGCACGGGTAGAAGCCGTAGGCGCCGCCCGGGTCGTCGGCGGGCTCGTCGGCCGGGGTCTCCGCCGCCCAGAAGCGGCGCGTGAAGTAAGAGCCGCCCACGGTCTTGCCCATCCAGCGGGCTTTCCAGGCGTCGGGGTATGCAGGGCCCTGAGGGCTGAACCTGTCGATGCCCTCCTGCAGCGTGCCCCACTCGGGCACCGAACGCCGGGGCACCAGCGTCACCCGGCCCGTTATCACAATGTAGTTGGTCACGGCGTCGTCGGACGGAGAGAACGCGCCACCGCCCACGTTGCCCGCATACTCGGCCATGGGCACGCACGCCCGCAGCGCGAGCGACATGTCGGCGGCCGCCCGGGCCTCGCCAGTGACGCCGGGGCTCGACAGCGGGGTGCTCAGCACCAGCCACGCCGACATGGAGGGCGACGTGGGCGAGTTGTCCTTGCCAGCCACGTCGACGGCGCACTGCCCTACCGACAGCAGCGCGGCCCCGGGCGCGCGGCCCAGCCGCTGGGCCACGCGCTCCTGGTGGCGGCCGTCGGCCGTGAGCCCCATCATGTCGGAGCGGCCGCCGTCGTAGGTGTAGAAAGTCCAGGAGGGCGCGTCCATCACCTGCACGTACCACTCCGTCACCTTGGCCGCGTCGTATTCTGTGCCCTTGCCCATGAGCATGGCGCGGAAGGCCGTGAGCGCCGTCGAGCCCTCGCCCCCGCTCCTGTAGGTGGTCATGTACTTCTGGCGGCGGGGGTATGCGGGGGCCATCGCCTTGCTGTCGAGCGGGCTCTCTATGATGCGCCCGTCGCCGGTGGTCTTGCACGTGAGCAGCACCTGGCTGAACACCTCGCCTATGCTCACCTGCGCCGACGTGCCCCACGCCGTGGCGGCGGTGATGGCGTGGGTGCGGTGGGTGGTGGCCAGCGGGCTGCCGCCGCCGAGGTCGTGCCATGCGATGGTGCGCTCGCCGCCGCCCGTCTTCAGCGTCTGCCACGAGAAGACGAGGAAGTCGGTGCCCTGCTGCACCATGTGCAGGTCGAGGTATCGCAGCGTCTCGCTTACCACTTCGTCCATGCCCCAGGCGTCGTCCTCGGTGTCGCCCAGGAACAGCAGCTCGCTCACCGCCAGCCGCGAGAGCACGCCCGCCCCTGTGTCGGAGCCAATGGCCCGGCTGCCGTCGTAGAGCAGGCGCACGCCCCCGCCCAAGCCCGCCGCGACGCCCCCGATGGCGGCCTTTATGACATGGGCGAAACTGCGCTGCCGCGCGGCCCGTTTCAGGGCCTCGAACGATACGTCCGGCGAGCCCGCGCCGCCGTAGCGGAAATACTGCAGGGCTGAGAGCGCGTCGATGCAGTTTATCTCAAGCGTGTCGAGGGCCTCGGCAAACGGCTGCGAGTAGGCCATGGGCTCTATGTAGCCCGCGAACACACAGCGGCCATTGCTGCTCACCATGGCCACGGCGTCGAGGCACGACGCGCAGAACAGCGAGGGCACGAAACTGCGCGAGAGCAGCCGTATGGTGCACGAGTGGCGCAGCAGCACGTCGTCGGTGCCGTTGGCCTCGGCCCTGATGGCCACCGGGGCATCGGCGTCAAACCACAGCCCGGCCTCCTCGGTGCCTATCTCCATGTCGGCCGCGCCGCCGGTGCGGGTGGTTATCTCTACGGCCACCGTGTCGCCAAGCCGGTTGATGAAACTTCCGTGTATCTTCATCTGAATTTGCTTTTGGTGTTCAACTGTACTTGCGGCCGCTCTTTCCGGCCACCGTCTTCGTCTCATGAATCACCCGGACCATCTTGCGGGCGTCGAGGCCCAGGCTTACGTTCACATTGGTCACGGCGGGCTCTACGATGCCGGATATGTCGCCCATGGCGACCGTGGGGCGCGCCTCGGCCGATGGCAGGCACCTGAGGCTGCCGCTCACCAAGCCGAACAGGCGCGCCTGCTGGGTCTTGTTGAGTATCATCTCGCCGCTGTTCACGCGCACGAACTTCCTGTCGCCCGACGGCGAGCCGCCGCCCACTATGCCGCCCGTGGCAAAGGCCGTGGCCTGCCTCACGCTCGCTATCATGGCCGTGAGCTGCGCCAGGCCCGTGGCCGCAAAGGCCACCCACTCCCACGGGCTCGCCTTGCCCGCCTCAGAGGTGGCCTTGGCATAGCCCAGCGCCATGGTGGCCACGGCCTGAGCCACCGTGCCCGCTATGTTGAGCTCGGGCATCTCAATGGCCCCGCCAAGCCCCGAGAGGGCCTGCCCCATGGAGCCTATGGCGGCGGTGGCCTCCTTCAGGCTCTCGCCGGCCTTGTCTGCGTCTTCGCCCATCACGCCTATCTCTATGGGCTTCATGCCATTGTCGCCAAGTTTCTCAAGCTCGAGGTTTATCTCCGCTATGTCTGCAAGGGCCTTGTCCTTGCCTATCAGCCCTATCTCGTAGTCTTGCTGTATGCGGGTGGCGCGGGCCTGCGCGTTCTGGTAGCTCTGGCGGAGGTCGGCGGCGCTGCCCTTGGCTATGTACGACGGCTCCACATCGGCCCCGATGGTCAGCTGCCCGCGCGTGGCCTCGTCGATGCGGGCCTGTATGTCGTCTGCCTTGGCCGACGCCTCAACCTTGGCCTCTACGGTCACGGCGTCGTCAAACTCGCGCTGTGCGGCCCTGAGCTCGTCGCGCAGCTTGTCGAGCGCGGTGTCTGTCTCGGCCTTGTCGGGAGCCTCAACGCCTATGCTCACCTTCAAGTCGGCATATTCCTGCTCTGTGGCCTTGTAGTCGGCCTGCAGGGCCCTTGCCGTCTCCTCGTCGGCGGCGGCGCGCAGCTGCTTGCGCAATTCAGCCAGCCGCTGCTCGTACCAGTCCATGCTGCCCTCGGCGGCCGGGGCGGCTTTCGTTGGCTGTGGCGCGGACTTGGGGGTGGCGTGCCCGCCGGTGCCGAGCCCCGTCAGCCGGTCGAGTGCCTTTTTGCGCTCGTGCAACTGCTCGTTGTATGCCTTTAGCTTTGCTATCTCTTTGGTGTCGGTCGTAAGTTTCAGCTTCTGCTCCGTCTTTGCTATGGCGTCTGCCACTTGCTGCCAGTCCATCTTGTCTATTGTCAACGCCTCGCCGCCAACGCCGACAGCCATCTCCCCGCGAAGCTCCCCCATCTTGACATGCACAATATCCAGTTGCTGCTGCAATTCCTGTATCTCGGGTATCAACCCCCTTGCGCTGTCCTTCAGGTCGGCATATTCCTTGGAATCCTGCTGTGTGTCATAGCTCTTGGTCAATGGGTTATACGTAACCTTACGCGCCTTTCCTTTCGCCCACAGCTCGCGGCGCTTGGCGAAATTGCCTTCGAGCTCGATTTGCTTTTCCGCCAGCTTTGTAGCCAGCACCTTTGCCTGTGCCTCATACCCAATTTGCTTGACGTAGGCCCGGCTTTTGCTTGTAAGCACGTCATACCATTCAGCCGCAGTCTTGTGGCGGCCGAACAAGTCGCCGTAGGTGTCGTTGAGGTGGCCCACCGCGTCGGCAGTGTCCTTCTTGGCCTTGATGAGGTCGGCCAGCGACCTGGTTTCCTTGTCTATCTCCACCTTTGCGTTTGCCGCCGCGCTCTTGTAGGCGTCTTCGGCCTCGCTGAGCTCGTTGGCTTTATCCGATGCCTCGCCCATCTTGCCCACAAGGTGCTCCAGCAGCGATGTCAATGCCACCACGGCCACGCCCACCACGGTGGTTATCATAAGCCCCTTCAGGGCTATCTTGAGGGCCGTGGCCGAATATGCGCCTGTCTTCAATGCCGCGCCCAGCACCCTTACGCCCGCCGCCGCCCGCGTGCCGCTGAGGCCGCAAAGCAGCATCGCGCCACTCAACGCCTTTGCGCGCACCTTGGCCACTATCAAAGCGATGTTAAGCCCCTTTAGTCCTTTGTAGAGTGTAGCCACAGAGACAAAGGTCATACCTAATTGAGACGAGAAAGCCAACACCGGCTGTATGCCGCTGACCCCATCCGCAATCCAATCGGTTAGGCCACTAAACGCATTCTTCATACGCTGCAGCCGCGCTTCACCCGTGTCGGCCATCTGCCCGAAAGCGTCTTCTATGGTGCCCGCGCTGTTTTTCATTGATTCGGTGTTCTTGGCAAACGTCTCGGCGAGATTGCCCGTCAGCGGCCCTATGGCGCGCAAGCTCTCGGCCGACCCAAACAGCTTGCCGTAAACCTCCTGCTCAAGCATGCCGCTTGAGCGCGCGTAGGTCTTTACGCTCTTGTCGAGCTGCTCAAGGAAACTTTGAAGCCCGCCTGCGGCCTTGATGGATGCCGCGTTGAACGTGATGCCCATCTTCTCTGCCATGTCGGCGGCCTCGCTCGACGGCTTGACAAGCGCAGTGAACACAGCCGCCATCTGCGTTGCCACTTCGCTGGTGTTGCCGCTCACCCCCGTAAGCGTGGCAAAGGTGGCCAGAAGCTCATCCAGCTCCACGCCCAAGGTGGCGGCGTTGCCGCCTACGCGCGGCAGGGCTTGCGCCAGCTGCTCAAACGATGTTACGCCGTTCTTGGCGGCAAGCTGTATCTTGTCTTGTATGCTCCCGGCGTCGCTCCAGTCCTTGCCGTAGTTCTTGATGAGCGTAGAAGTAACTTTGACCACCTCGCCCACGTCGGCAATGCCGCCGACCGACGCCTTGGCCGACTTCTCCAAGTACTCTATCCAGTTGTCTTCGGGCACGCCGTTGCTGATTACTTGGTAGAGGCCGTTGGCCAGCTGGTCGCGCGTCAGGGGGATTGCCTTGCCCAGCTCCGCCACTTGGTCTTTGAGCCTGCCAAAACCCTCGGCATTCTTTCCCGCCATGGTGTTGGCCGCTTTCATGGCGTCGTCAAACTTGCGGCTGTCTGCCGTAAGGGCATTTAGCAGGTCTGTAACCTGAGAGACGGCATTGGCAAGATATTGCATTTTTTGAACAGACTGTGTAAACGTCACCAAAGCATCACGCACTTGCCCCGCTTTGCCTTTCGCCTCTTCAAGGTTTCTACCCAGTTCTTCTGCTGACATTGCGGCGGTTACAAGTTGCTCCTTGCCGTCAACGTTTAGCCGAACGTTAAATTTTATTTCTTTGCTCATACTTTTAACGATTTAATGCCACTTTTACGCAATTAATTTGTATATTTGCAAAAACCTAAACACTGAATTGACATGGAGAAGAAAGAAATTACCAACAAGCCAAAGGTTGAGGTTACAAACAAGCCAAAGGAAATCAAGATTGAAATCAGCTGCGAGATTGTTGATGACGGCAAGACACCAAAGAAAGAATTCTCCTATACTCCGTTACTTATCTCAATAATTTCATTTGTGGCCATAATACCCTCTGGTTTCATTAATGACAGCTTACCAATATTCTTTTTCTCAGTTTGTTTCATTGCCTTTTTAAAGGCTTCAGACAACGAACTGGACAGAAAAATAAACCCGGAAAAATATAAGTAACTCCACCTCGTCTTATCCTTCCCCCGTTCTTCTCAGCATCTCCTCAAACCTTTCCTTGCTCTCGGCGGCCGTGGGCTGCAGATTGTTGGCCTTGTGAGCCCGTTGCGCATCCCACGGTAGCGGCAACAGCTGTTGCGGCGTCAGTTTCTTTTTAAGGTGCGGCTGTATCATTATCGTGGTCATGAGGCGGGCGCGCTCCCAGCTGTCCTTGCGGTCGGCGTCGCGCTGACTGCTGTATGCCTCGTAGACATGGCCGAACTCCTCGGGCGTGAGCCTGCAAAAGTCATTGTAGGGCAGGCCGATGTTGCCAACGGCCACGCCCAACAATTCAAGTATGCCTAACTTTTTTTTTCACCGTCGCCGTCATCCCCGGGGGCGTTGGCCGCCGTGGCGTTCACAGCCTCAACCCAACCCCCGACGTCGTCGGGCGCAATGCTGTCGGCAAACTCCATCAGCGACATGGAGAACTCCACGCCGTCGGCCTTGCACGCCGACACGGTGCAGCAATACAGGTAGGCGCACGCGTCGGACAAGCCACCAGACATCTCGGTGACCTCCTTGCCCGTCTCGCGCTTGAAGCGGAGCATGGCGCCCATGGTCTGCCTGCATGGGTACGCCTTGCCGTTGACAACTATCTCTATATTTTTCAT